GGTAGAACACCTCTTCATTAGCTTTAACTCTTTGGACGGCCTTACGGATATCTTCTATAAGGGGTTGTAAAATTCCGTTATAGTAAGAATATCTAATAAGGTGAGGATCTCGCATATTCAGATGAGTAGAACACCAAGTCAACATTTTCATGTCCACTTGGCTACCCGTTTGAAGAGAACCACTAACACCGAAGGCAGCCCAAATACCTAATTCAGCTCTTGACCTAACAAAGTTAGGTAAGGATCTGATTAGAGATAGAACAGTACTAGATGTAGTTGCGTAACCTTTGTTAGCAGCCTCAGTCAACATAGCACCAATGGTGATAGGTTTTCTCATACAGGCCAGGATCAAACCTGGACCAATAGGAGAGTAATCTATCCCCTCAGATGTCTTCCATCGTTTAGCGAACTCTACAGTATCATCAGATATTATAGACTTCCCTAAATTAATTGAAAGGCCTAGAAGTTCCATCAGTCGAAGGTATTCAGAGGCGACATCATCATGATTAATGACGATATCATCCCCGAGTACCGCGTAGTTGGTGAAATTGTTAACACCCACTCGTTGTGCACAAACTTGAACTATCACGTGATGTGTTAGCGCAAGCATGGCCCAAGACGAATAAGCCCCCATTGGTTGACCGACCGAATACTTAATGTACTCAGAACGGTAGAACCAACCGAAGGAAAGTAAAGATTTCCAGAGAGCACCATTAACGCCTAAGGCGTTAAGGATATCAACCTGGAGATCTATCGGCAATCTATCAGTAGCAGCTGTCAAATCAAAACTGTAAAACCTATGACCAGGTAAGCGATTAGATAATAAATTATCTAAGGGCTTAATCTGATCAAAGGTCCCATCAGTTTGTATTCTTCTGAGACTATTGAAAATAGACTCATGAAGTGGTTTAAGACCAAGTTGAATCCACCAGTTCGTAATTGCTACGACTCTGGCTTTTCCGGCTTGATCATAAACTATAGACAATCGCCCTAGATGGAGCGGTTTAATCAACCGTAGTCCTAAAAGAACTAAATATACGGGACCTGCCCATAGTATTAAAACTATGAATTGGATCAAATACCCATAAGACTTAGTTAACAAGCTAAGCCTTATGAAACTCACGAGCTGTGAGGGATAATGGATAAATGCTAATGCATCTATACCAGCACCCCAAGTAGCAACATGAGAGTTTGGACCGGCAGATTCTGATATGAACCCTTTAAAGGATCCAACCGATACTCTAACCTTTAGAGTTTTCAACGCCCGAATAATACCTTCTTTAGGAAGAGTATTAGCTAAACCAGAAAAGGGACTAGTTATAGTTCCCAGATCAGGTTTAACAGGAGTTGGAAAGGTTCTAAAAGAAGACAACAGTGTCAGAACGGCTCTTACTACATTCACATTAGCCTTAGGGTCTAATAATAGACGTCTAAGTGATAATGGAATTATAGTAGGAAACCCATGGGAATCTCTCGAAACACGAGGACCTTTAGAAAAGGTTTTCGGTTCCGGAGATCCCGAAATGGCACGAATTGTCAACCGTAGAGACTCTTTAAGATATTGGAATGTCATCCAAAATCCATTGAATCTTACTAATCGAACAATCCGTTCATTAAGAAGAATCAGGGCCGAAGCGTACTGAGCTGTCTGCGAAACCCAGATGACCAATCTATAAAAGAGGGACAACTCGCGAAGAGTTATCCACGCTTTCTTTTGAAAGGTCTTCG